TACTCCGCAACCGAACGTGCTGTGAGTGACTCAGATCGTCTGCCTGATGCTTCTTTGCTGAAGATCAATAATGATGGCTCAATTAATTTAGATGGCTCTATGGACTTTGTACGCGGTTTTGTGGGGTCATTGCCAAAGTCAGAACAAGGTACAGTGATCACCGGTGACGGACGATTAAGCCAAGAAGGGAAGCGCCGTATTGAATCTGCGATTATGCAGCGTGCTTATGAAGATTCGTCATTGATTGGCCGTATGGCTGAGAATCTGGACGATGACAGCAAGACTGTATTGAATGCCTTGCTCCGTGTCGCTCCGCAATTGGCACAACTGGACAGTCTGGTGAAGCAAGGTGGTCGTCATCAAAATACTCTGGCCAAGGATCTGGCACAGGCAGCGCAAAAGCTCAGTGATCTTAAGGCCAATGGCCAGACCGTGCCGGATTATCTAAATCAGGGTCAGCTCCTCGAGGACGGTTTAAGTGATGGTGCAAAGCAGTTTTTAAACGTGTTTGATACCAATAAACGTAGTGCTAAGGCCATTTCAGACAATATTCAAAGTGAGATTGACCGGATCGAGGGGATGGGTGATCCGCGTCAGGGTTCATTGTTTGGTGATGGTCCAGAGGAATCAGCCGCTTTAGATATCATCATGCAGAATCCGGATCAGCAGATTTCTGTCAGTCGTATGCGACCGGATGGTGAGATGGAGGAAATCACCATGACCTTGCGTGAACGACTGGATGAGCTGGAAGCCGAAGCACGTCAGGCACAGCAAGATATTTTCGCCACTGAAACAGCGATCAGTTGTGCTTTACAGTTTGGGGAATAAATCGTTTAATGATTAAGCGGATAGGGTCGCTCCCGAAAG